TACTTCATAATTTTCATAGTATGTTTTAGAAGTAGAATTTCTTTGAGAAGAGCCTCCACCACCAGCAAAGCTTGGGTCATGCAAAAATCTAACGTACTCAGGTTTTTGTGAATCTATACCTTCCTCTCTTTGAACTTCGTATGCTGATATTGGAGAGGCATTTGTCACACCAATCTTCTCTATAATATCTAATTTAAGATAAAAATCTCCGTATTTGGACATATTTCTAATCCATGGCCATAGATTGAATTCTACGTTTAATATATCATAGTATAAATTTTGAAGTATTTCCTTTATTTCTTGTTTGCCACTATTTATTGTTAGTATATCTCCAAACTCATTTCTTAAAGTTGATTCGTCTGCATATATATCTAGTGCTGAAGATATTATTGAATCAGTATCCATTGCTTCATAGTCTGTAAATAACTCATTTCTCATCTGAGCAAATGCTTGTGTTGGATTGTATACTGAATTATTTAAGTTTGAGTGGTGTAATCTATTGTATCTGTCAATCAAAGTATTAGACGCTAAATTACCAGCAGACTGTAGCCTAGCAGTATCAACTACCCTTAAGTCTTTGTCTCCAACTCTCCTTACAACTGCTCCAGTTGAAAATAATTTTTTTAATCTGCCAAAAAATGTTTTATCAGCCATAGTTTTCCCCTTTCATAACCTTTACAACAACCATGTTAAATCTTCTTCATCTTTACCGGTTGTGTTCATTTTCCAAGGATTAGTTCCCATGCCATTGGTATATATACCCTGATTAGATTTTCCAATCTTGTTTATGGCTAGTTTATCTAATTCTATTCCTTGTTGTTTTAATTTTAATGCTGTATCTCTAACCCACATAGCTATGGAGAAGGCCATAACTAAATCGTCATTATACCCTCTTTGAGCTTCTGCTTTACTACCATTCCAAATAAAAACTCTTAATTCTTCAAGTAATCTTCTTGATCGAATAATACAGTCTTTTTCTCTTAAATAAATATCAAGTTTAGAGATTAAAAGTGGCCTAGTTTTTGAAGATGTGGTAAAACCAGGAGTCATTTGTGATTTATCCTTTAAGTCATATCCTCTAGTTAATTGTGTTGTTGCATCAACCACTCCATCTTGTTTATATGTATAATATAGGTTTTTATATTCCCTATCTATTGCGCTTTGTATGGCACCAAATCCTACACTAGCGTTTTCTATTACTAATAAAGCGTCATTATATTCTGTTGCAACGTTTACTAGCATATTACCAAAATCTTTTGGTGATAATTGACCTCTATATTCTGCAACTTGCGTTACTGATTCTATATCAATAACATGGAACGTTGAAAAGTCACTACCATCACCCCTTGCAACATCGGCTACGACCATATATGTTTTACTATAGTTTGCCTGTTCCCAAATCCAACAATTTCCATCAAATCCTCTTGTTTCTTGTGGATCCATTTGATGAGTATCTGAATACCATTCTATTATTGTGGGGTCTACTACATTGTGTCCTGAAGAAACAAAATCACAATCACATTCCTGTGCAGCCATTTTAGGGCCAAGTAGTTCATCTTGTTCATCTCTCCAATCTTTATTTCTTTCAGGATGTACAGACCAATGTAGTCTTATAGTATTAAAATTATTTGTGCCTTCTTCTGCCTTTACCCATGTCTTATGAAACCAGTTTCCAACTCCATTAGGGGTAGAAAGAGCAATACATTTACCACCAGTGGCAAGTGTTTGTTGAGCAGAAGCCCATATTTCTTCAATCTTGTCAATGAATGCGGCTTCATCAATTACTATAAGTGATAATGCTTCTGATCTACCAGCATCACCAGAACTAGAAACAGCTTTTATTTGTGAACCATTCTTAAATCTTAGACTTAATTTATTATCCTCAACAGTTGTACCCTTTAACCAGCTAGGTAGATACATATGCATTTCTCTAACCTTTGTAACCAGGTTTTTTGCTACATCCTGTTTAGTTGCAATTACAAGAACATTTTTGTCCTCATGAAAAAGCATTAGCCATAAAGAATAACCAGCAGATATTGTAGATATACCCAGCTGCCTAGACTTTAGTATTATATTATAATCATTATTTTGAAATTGTTCTAATGAACGCTCTTGGAATTTATATAAGTTAAATGGTATTCTTCCACGAGTAGGGTGTTGAATTTGGCAATACTTTTTCATAAAGTATACCGGGTCTTGAACACACTTTAGATATTCTTCTCTAATGAGCGATTTAATAGACTTTGTCTTCTTCATATATATAAATATATTTTTAGGACAATTTTATTGCTGTTTCTTACTTCTCTTTTCGAAACTTCTACCACCAAAATAGGCACCAATAACTGTAATAAGAACCAATTGTAAAAGGTCTGTCCATTTTTCCTCAACAACAAAGTTAATAGAACCTGCATCTATAAAAATCATAAGAACTGTACATACAACTAGAAATATAAGTACCATTGGTCTTACATTCTTTGATAGCCAAGAATCAGAATTCATATCTGACTTCCATCTATCTGTTATATTTTGTTCCATTTTAGTTTCATAATCAGAAACTAATTGTTTCATTTTTCTTTTTGCTTCTAGCTTTTCTTCTTTACTAGTTGTTAGATTGTCAAGTACGCCGCCAACTGATTCCACCAGTTCACCTGCTCCTCCTGAAAATAAATTTCCTAATATACTCATAACTTTTTCTCCTTAATTTTTAATATTCAAATGGCGGGGTGCCATAATCTTTTGTTTGTATTCCATACCAAGCACCACCATGTTTGTAGTACCACCAACCATAGTTTGTATCATGGGCTACAGTAAACTTACCCTTTGGTAATGGTGAATCTTTTTTAGATGCTCTTGCAATGTATTTTAATACTGGAACACCATCGTCCCAAACCTTATCTGTTTTTCTAGCCTTTACTGTTTTTCTATTATCTGTATTTGTTACCTTGAGAAGTTTACCATGACCTTCTAGGTCGATTATAAAATTTTTCCAAGTTTTAGAACTTGCTGGTCCAGAAGAAGCCCTTACTGATTCAGTAATAGATCCATCTGTTGATAATATCATACGTGCTTTTGTTTTACCTTTGCCTTTATTATATGATACACTATAATAGGTTTTACCCATTTTATCTTCAACATGCGTTATAACAGCTGGATAACCTAGATATTTTACTTTATCACCTTTCTTGAAAGCTTCATTTACTTTGCCTTCTTTCCATAGAAAAGTCTGTTTTTTACCTTTCATTTTGTATATAGCTTCAACATTAAATGGTTCTATAGATTTCATTGAATTTGTAGAAAAGCATTTAGCCCAAAGGTCTTTTTCTAGTTCTACATAAAATACTGCTCCATGTATAGCTCTTGGCTTAACCGCTTTAGGATATATCTTTTTAATATCCTTCATAGTTTTTGCCTTTATTATATTCTTTATGAAATTTTCATTTAATTTACCTTCAGATCTATTTATATCATCTGCAGCTTTCTTAGCTTTTTTATAGGCTTTACTACCCTTTCTAGCACCTTTTTCTCCACGCTTTCTTTTAGCATGTATGTTTGCCCATAGACCTTTACTTTTTTCCATAAGGTCATCTTCAATTGGTTCACTCTTAAGTGCGGCATTAAAATCTGATTCTGCCTTCTGTACCTTTTTGTGTAGTGTTATTAGTTTTTGTTTTAAGGCTTCTTTCTTTTTTGGGTCCTTTTCACCAACAAACTTTTTTCTAAGTTCTTGTTGTTTAAGCTGTATGGTTCTGTATGCCTCAACCGCTTTTGCAAAATTTTTGGTTATGCCCTCAATTAAAATATCTAATAATTCTTCTTTTACTATTTCTTCCAACTTTGATTTTTTCATGTTTAATCCCAAAATATTATTTTACCAATTATACCTAACAAAGCAATCCATATAGACCACAAAACTTTACCTGTGGATTTTCTAAACGCTGTATTTTTATTTACTCTAGCTATTGTTCCTGAATCTGGGCCTAACAATGTTTTTTTAATCATTGTAATATCATCCTGCATTTTGGACTGATTTTCTTTTACGTGTTCAATATCTTGTTTTACAAGTTTGATTTCGCTGTATAATTGTTCGTTTGTGTGCCTTGCCATATCTTTAATAAATATCCTTTTCTTATTCTTTATGCATATTTTCGTACTTTTTAGTTAAATCTTTTTCCATACTTTCTATTCTAGCATTTATTCTTTCTCTAACTTCCTTTGTATTTTCAGTACTCCAATCCTCTACTTTACCCGCTTCAGTTATATATCCCTTTCTATTTGCATTTCCAATAAAATCCTCAGCAACATGTTTAAGGTCTTTCATGTAAGACTTAAAGTTTTTAAGCATTATATCCTTTTCATATTGTTTATATTTTCCTTTTATTTTTAGTTCTGTTTCGTGGAATATTCTGCAGTCCATGCACTCATCATATAACTTCCAAAACATTTTATCTAATTCACCCTTCATAACTCGAGTATTGCATTTTGGACAAACTAAAGGCATATTTACCTTACGTCTAACACTATCTAATTTAGTGACAGTTTGTGTTATCCCATTCTTTATTGTCCATGTTTTTCCATTTTCTTCCCAAACGTCTCCTTCAACATGTTTTCCTTCTCTGCTTCCGTATCCTATTTGTATTTTAGTTTTATCTCCAAATTTTTTAGATACTAGATTTCTCATTCTCTGAACTTTGTGTTCTGGAATATATTTTTTCATAACCTTTTCTCCTTTAGAAAGTCATCATACCAGCAATTTGATTTACTGGGGCAAATGCTCCTGTTAATTTATAAGTATTTCCTTTATATATAAAAACCAAACCTTCACTTGGAATTATAGTCTTAAAACCTCCAATTGAAGCTATCTTTTTTAATTGTTGAGTCATTCTATTTAATTTCTTAAGGTCTCCACCTTTTCTAACGTCACTTATTGCTTTTGCTACCTGTTTTCTAACATTTTGAATTGCTTTATCTGGGTTTGCAGCTAAAAAGCCCTCTACATTTTTAAGAACTTCGGCACCTAATTCAAAGAATAGTGTTTCAAATGGTAACATATTTTTCTTTACTTGATCTACATGTTTTTGTTTATCTATTTCTATAGCTTTTGATAAAACCTTTTCGTCTTCAATTACCTTTTTATTTAACCTAAAAGATTTATCGAAGAAGGCCCAGCGCTTTACTAATCCCATTTTAGTTTTATTATCTATTCCCTTTATATTTTTATCGACGTAAGTTTCCCACCATACTTGATGGTAATATGAAAAAGTATCTGAATCTTTCATATTATATTTTTTCATAAGTTTATTTAATTTATTTATAAAGTATGGTTTTTTAGCAGAATAATCTTGATGCCTATTCATTTTTAGAACCTTTGGACCAATAATAGAAAAATTCTTTTGAACAGATTGATTTGTTTGAGCAACCATTCCTGCTAGTATTCTGGCTCCGTCAATTACTGAACCTATAGCCTTTCCATCTTTATATTTTAATACATTATGGAATTGCAAATATGGTGCATCATAAGTAATTACATTTGCTGAGGCTGGAAACATGATTTCCATATTTACCCAGTTATTGCCATCATCAAATATTTTTTTATGTTGTTTAGGACTAAGACTACCTATTGCTTTTGCTAAATCTTTCATGGCAAATGTAAAGGCTTTTTCTATATTACCTCTACCCTTGAATTTAGAAGCAACGGCTTTATAGTCCATTCCACCCTTTTTAAGGTCTCCAGTATTTCTAGCAGCTAGCATTTTACCATTCCAACTAATAAATAAATTTTGACCATCTGTTTTTTCTGTTGCTGCCTGTTCTAGGTCTAAATTACCTTGTAAGGATAAATCAATAATATTTTTGAAGTCTCCAAATGTTAAGCCTTTGTCGTCAAATGGATGTGACATGTGGCCATAAGCTCCGCCTTCAGTTAATATTTGTTTAACGATCCATTGACCTAGATTTTCTTCTATAGTATTTATCTTTATATCTTTGGGAAAGGAAGCAGTTTTACCTTGTTTTTGTTTTTTTAATGTATTTTTTATTTTACTCATTTGTGTACTCTGCTTTATAGGTTCAGATTTTGTTTGTTTTATTGACTTGTTTGCTCCTAAAAAATCTACAAATTTAAGACCGGATTGTTGAGCCAAATATTTTGACCATCTTCTCCATCTATTATATGCATCTTTACCTATTCTATCCTTCATATAATTAGTACCACCATATACATCAGCCGCCCCTGTTGCAGGAATTCCAGCTGGGAAATAAGAAACTCCACCAGTTGGTCCATCAGGATATGTTGTATTATGTTGGAAAAATTCTGCTTCTGGTACTAGATAATTTAGTACATCCATACCCAATCTAAATGCCATTTTTTTAGTATCTGTCCTATAAGACTCTTGGGTTCCATAAAAATATCTTGGACCATCATCAACGTCTCTTTGTCCAGGTAGAGTTGTGCTTGCTTCTTTTATTATTTTTTTAAGATTACACGTACTAAAAAATTCCTGCATCATTTCCTTTAATGATTCCAATTTATTAACTATTAAATCGTAATTTTTAGTATGACCGAATATACCCTTAAATATTTTAATCTTATCTTTCTTTTCTAATGAGGTATCTCCTAAAGCCTTTCTAATTGCAGTACCACTCATTTCACCATATCCTGGTACATTCATACTCACATGGGGTGCAATAATTGTATATGCGCCTTCTTTATATCCTAATTCAGCTTTACCTTTCCAAGGTTGGAAAAATTTACCTCCTTCCAGTCTTTGTGCATCTTTTTTACCAACCATAAATACT